GGCTTTGTCACTGCTGGTGCTTTGGCGGTGACTGGAGAGTCATTCCTTCGTGGCGCTGTTACGGCCGGTGCACTTAATGTTACTGGTGACTCCATACTTCAAGGCTTTGTCACTGCTGGTGCATTGGCGGTGACTGGAGAGTCATTGCTTCGAGGTGCTGTTACTGCCGGTGGTTTAGCAGTTACCGGAGCTTCATACTTTAATAGCAATGTCATGATTACTGCAGGAAACCTTACTGTTACTGGTGGTTCCATTATTTTTAATACTGTCGATGTTTCCCCAAGTATGGCTGATATCATCAAAGAACGTTCTGCTACTATTGGTAATGCAATTGCAAGTCCTACCAATGTTAATACGTTTGCGTTCAGCAATTCGGTGGCTCGTGCTTTTGATGCTGTCGTTTCTGTTACTATTACTACCGTAGAAAGTGGAAATAAATACGCTTACTACAATTTGAAGGGTGTCCAAAAGGCCAGCAATTGGGTACTTAACAGCTCTTTTGTTGGTGACGTCACCGGAGTCACATTTTCAATCAATAGCACTGGACAAGTTCAATATACTACTACCAACACACCTGATTTCGACAACGGTATTGTTAAGTTCCGTGCTCTTACCACCTCCGTTTAATTTACAAGGGCTTCAACGCCAGTTTGTACAATTATTATTTAATATTATGGAGAATCAAAACATAATATTACATAAATTTGATTGAAGCATTTGGGGAATTGCAACTACATAAAAAATTGCGACCAAAACCAACTTGGGGTTAAAAATGCTAATCATTTCGTTCGCTCTCATTAAAATACTCTAATATGTTTGTCAACATTTCTCTGGGAAAAAATTAAGTAGGTACAAGGAGGCCGATGTTATTTTTAGTAATATGCTCGTTTGCTTTATACCCTTGGTTGACTTTGGATGTCAAAGCAAACAATCCGATAACTTGGTCAAATCTTTTGATTATACCTTTATTACTAGTATCCTTGTACCAGGAACGTTGACAGATTCCTGATGGAATTTTACAATAAAATACACCATTACCATTATAAAACCCAATGACAACAACCGTACCAAAACACAAGACTCAAGCACCACCACAACAAATACTACAAACATTGTATTGTTTACAAGTTGTTTTCAGGGTCATTGTTGCATTTGGGTGTAATTCGTTTGAGACTATTTTTATTCTGATTATTACTGTTAGCACATAGCTGACCACACCTTCCTGAAGGACAAAAGTAATTGGAATTACTGTACTCAGGTTCGCTGTAATTTGAAAAGAAATCTGGCGGTAAGTGTTGATCCAAAGGAAAGAAAAAGTTATAAAGTGGAAACTTGTTAGGTTTACCCGGATCAATCGATAGATTGACCAAGAAACCCGAGTTATTGTAATGGCCTTGTCCACTGAAATCGCGTAAAACACCTGCATGAGTGACAATAAAGAGGTTAAATGAAGATATTGTTACTTTGAAACGAGGTAACAACACTTTACTCAACCACTTATTAAAGGTAAGAATGTCACCAGGTTCGCTACGGGCTATGAGGTTTGCCTCCACAAAGCTAAAGTCAAAAAATTGTAGTATACCACCTTTCCGTAAGTATTCTTTTTGTTCAGCAATCGTTTTCATGCGATAACTAGGTATCGTGTCGATAGAAGCACGACTGTAGGGAGAATATTTGTCTGGGCTACTTTCATCAATTTCGCGTAAATAGGGCAAGACATAAATTTTGTTGGGCGGGTTTTTCCATTTGCGAGTCATATAGTAAGCAGTTTCCATAGAACGTATTAAGGGTGAGCAACCTACGAGGTTGACGCTATCGACTTGATAGTTGCGGTTGCCGTTTGTTTTCCAGGCATTTCTGATCATTTTAGCAACGACACAACCATTGTGAATTGAAGCGTCTACGCCTAAAGGAGTTAACTCAGGGTCTGAATGTATCTGAAGTTCCTCCATGGTAATAGTTGGTTTTAAAAACTCGCTTCTAACCAGAGTACGTAAGGCGTTATGACATCCATATCCATGACGGATAAAAGCAATATTAACATTCATGGAGATATTACTAGTACCCCACAAATTAAATTACTTGAAATGTAGAGATCTTGCGTGTATTGTTTGTGTATTTTAAGAGCAAGTCGTCCAAAATGGAATTATATATTCATATTAATATTCAGAGTACATATAAGTGCAGAAATAATGTCTACAAATCCATTGGCAACAGTTTTTAATGGTGATGTCACATTGCAACAAGGTAGCGATATCACACAATTTGGTTGGGGTGACTTGTTTGTTAATCGAAAAATAATTGTGTTTGGTACAGAAGAAAGTACGGGTTCTCCGTCAACAGGTACTTTGATTGTTACAGGAGGTGCGCAAGTAGGACAGTCTTTACAGGTACTCAAAGACCACAATGTCTTGTATGGTGTGACTAGACTGTCGGAAACTCACATTGACACAACTAACAATGCTATGACGGTTACGGGAGGCAATGCTGTGAGCATTTCGGTAGGAGGAGGGTCACAGTTTGTATCAACTAGCGGGAATCTAAGTTTAATTTCGCAAACTCAAAGCTTAAAATTGTTCGGTGGGTTAAACAGTGTGGCAGCTGTAGACATACAGGCTACCCAAGCCGCCGGTGGAGTTCAATTATTATCCGGGAGTGAAGGTGGTGTGTCGATCGTGTCTGGTTCTGGTGGCATCACCGAAACCACATCTAATGGAAACATATATTTAACAGCTAACAATGGAGCTGGTAGTTTTGCTGTTAACAGCACTGCAGACAACCAAAATTTGATGTTGTCGGTTACAGGAGCAACTGATTCCCAAGTCAAAATTGAAAGTTCAGGAACAAATGCCACCCGAACGGCTTTGGTTCTGAATACAACCAATTCCGGAGGTAACCTTGAAATTTCTAATAACGGTGGATTAGGTGCTGGATCGATGAAACAATTAGTGGGTTCGGGTGGATACACCATGATAACAAATACTGGAGGTTCAATTAATATAACTTCTCAGGGTGCAGGTTCATCATATCTTGTGAACACAAATGGTATCGATCAACACCTCACTATCGGTGTGAATGGTGCTTCAGATAGTGCTTTGATTTTGCGCAGTTCTGGAACCAATACTAACAATGCTGCTTTACAAATAAAAACCACAGCCCAAACGGGTAATATTGAAATTACCCAGCCACCATTGTCGACGGGACAAGTCAAGGTCCTTACAGGAAATGGAGGTTTTAATCTTTCTACACAAACAAATGGTTCGGTCAATGTAAATGCTTATGGTGCTCCTAGTTTATACACTAATAGTACGTTAGCTGATGACCAAAACTTGACGGTTAGTGTAACGGGTGATACCAATTCCAAAGTCATCATTAGCAGCACAGGGAAATCTAATGACGCGGTTCGTGTGGTGACAACAAATGGTACGGGTGGGATTTATATGAGTGCTGCGGGTGCGGTACAGATTGAAAGTAATAATACAAATCAGGGTATTTTGATCGGTACGGGTAGTCCTGGAACACCAATCACGATCGGTACCAATTCCAGTAACACAACTATTTTGGGTAATTTGTTTGTCAGGGGAAACACTTCCATGGTGAACCAACAAGTAGTGACGATAGATGACAACATCATTCAAGTTAATAATGCGCCTTTTGGGACCGCAGATGGAGGAATGTCGATTAAACGTTTTCAAGAAGCCAATGATGCAGGGACCGGAGATGTTGTTGAAGACATTTCGGATGAAAGTGGTACTGTTCAAAATGGTGGTAACACGGTGACCAGTATCAAATTGGATGCTACTGCAAATAATACGAACAATTACTACAATGGATGGTGGGTAAAAATCACTGGAGGAACGGGTCAAAATCAAGTCCGTAAAATCAAGTCGTATGATGGAAACACGCGAGTGGCCGCTATTTACAGTACAAGTGATCAAACAGGGGTCTTGGGAAACCCACAACCAGTAGAAGGTTTGGATTTTACTACAGTGCCTAACGCTACTTCTACTTATGATTTATTCCCTTGTCACTACGTATTAAATATATGGGACGAGTCCCGCAACGAATTTGCTTTGGTATGTAGCAGTGGTAGTCCGGCACAACAAAGCAACATTGTTCATTACTCTAACCTACACGTCAATGATTTAGTTTCTAATGCAGTGTACACCAACTCTATCAACGGCAACACTGCGGATATTTCATTTAACATTACCCTTAACAATGGAAATTCGGTACCGGTGAGTTTTCCTAGTTCAGGCAGTTTTCCTTACAAGTATCTTCAAAACAACTATGGTGTTTACCTTGTATTTGTAAAACCAGTAAGTAACACACAAAGAGCTCATGCCATTTTTATGATAGGTAGGGTTGATTCCGGATCCCTGCCAGGTACAGTGGTAAGAATCATTTCGGTCAAAGGTGTGGCAGCGGAGCAACTTGATATCCAATGGCGCGCTAATCAATACCCAGAGTTATATTACAAGCCTCATCCGATAGGAGGTAGCGGAAATACCATTTATCAAGTCAAATTAGTGACATTGTAAGAAATTAGTGCAAATTAATACATTCATTGGAATCCATTCAAAACTGTGTCATTCAAAGTCATGAGTTTGTTAATGTTGTTTTGTTTTTGATTGCTTTGAGGTTGTTACTGTAGTTTTCCAGTAATATTTCTTTAACCAACCGTATAACCAATACACGTGCAGGGTCAATACAAGTAAAGCCAAACCGGAAACAAGACGGGAACCGTTTTGATACATCTTGTAGATTAAAAAGGCGTGAAACACTATTCTGGTCAACAGAAACGTGATGCCAAAGGTGTAGTCTTTGCGGTACCGTTGGTTATAACTGCCAATACTCAAGAAAACAGTAGGTAGTTCTTCTAACATATACAACAAGAAAAAAGGATATTCTCCGGTCCACAAAGCTAATGCGTTTATACACAAATACACAAAGTGATGTAGGTAACCAGACAGGACACGCATGTATTTATGATAATGATAATGACCTATAATGGAGTCCATCAACAAGTAACTAGAAAATGATAAAATTGCTATTTGTTGTATGATGTGGTCGCTAATAGTCAGGTTATTTTTGTACAGATTTAAATCAAAACCGGCTTGATACCATCGATAATTATAGAATAATCCTATCAGTAACATACTTACTGCAGCTTTGATCGATAGTACATACGCTCGTTGTTTGACCGTTAGTTCTTTGCGTCTTGAGGTAATGTTATTGTATAAACTATATTGTTCAAGGCACAAAAAAATAGTAATTGCTGCTAACACTAGGACATTCATTGTTTGTATAGCTTATATATCGATAATTGCCTATTACTTACTTTTATATCAGTAAAAAATTACTGTTTATAAACTAATGACACTGTTTTATTTCATTAGTTTTCAGTTTTTGACGTTGTAATCGTTAGTCCATTAGATCATGTATTCTAATAGCTTACTTACAACAGGGCTTTCTTGGTAATGGTTGTTGTCGTAATCGTGGGTAGTGGTCGGGGTAGATCAGGGTCATTAGGGTAGTGGTCAGGGTAGATCAGGGTCATTAGGGTAGTGATTGTGGTTTGGGTCGAGGTGATTTTGTAACTATAATATTGTACCGAAAAGTGTTAACAAAAAGAGACAAACAGAAAACAAACAGATGAACAACACAATAAGAAAAATACGAGTATAGTGTGGTGGTATGGAAAAACATTTGAATATACATTGTCTCAGTAAAAGGTTGTTTCTTGAAGTATAGTAACGCAATTGTTCTGGTTCGGAAAACAAGTCAAAATATTGATGGATCACCTTTTCCGTGAAAAGTTGGTTTACATCTAGATCGCGGCGACACACCGGGCATTTGTGTAAATTATGAAGTACAATAAGAAACAGACATTTATCATGGATATTAATCTTACAACATTTCATATTGGCAGATTCAGAACTCCCACAGGTTTCTAGACAAATACAACAAATGTGCTCGTCTTCATCCAGAATGAGTGTTGAAATATCAAAACGATCATAATATATCTTCATGATCATTGTTTCGTATGGACAAACTCTGACTACTTCTTCCAGTTTCAAAGGATGTGTACATTCACTTTTTTGCTGCCAGTTATGTTGATTTTGAAACGAAAACGAAAGTGTACAACAACAAGCCAGCTGCTGTTGTGATAAGAAAATAACTTTTGACTAATTTAACGAAACTAGTACACATCCTCCTATGAGTCCTATCACTGTCATTGCCACGGCCGGCGCCTTCCTGTTCTGCTGGGCAGTCTTTGTAGTTTATTTGGATAATAATGTTGTCAATATTGTATTTCCGGTTTAACACCTGATTGATATTGTCGATTGCTTGTGGAAGTGTATGGTCATTGTACTGTTCGGGGTATACAGATTTTATTGTTATGACGTAATCAATTAAATCGCTGCAGTTGACACTGCTATAAATACTTTGGTCGTCTCTACAGAACGGACAATCTGCAACCGTGCCTTTGTGAGCAATCCAGGCACAAACACATTGTCGGCATATTTGACGTTTACAACAATGTAATTTAACCATTGTTGTTCCGTTCTCAAGACAAATAGGACATTCATAATATTCCAAACGTTCTGTTGGATTGTGTGGGTGTAGTTCCATCGGGTTGTGCTACAATCTGTGCGTGTCTTGCTTTTTCCTTTTTTTATTAATTTCGTAAATTTGCCTTAATTTATTTATTTGATGATACTATACAAACAATATGTCTCGTTTAGGTTCTCATTACCAACGCTACAATGTTAATGATCCGATTAAATTCAACAGTCAGCAGTTTGAAAGAAACGACTACCAAGGAGTATATAGTCCTCAAGCTAATCAACAATGGAGCGTGAATCAAGAGGTCGATATCGAGTATGAAACGGTAAACTATTATCTATCGGTGTCCTCTAAAGATCGAGACATTATAGCTTATCCGAATGTCAATCACTATTCAGTTACTTTTCCTGAATTAAAGAATATTCATAGTATAGAATTGATTCAATCAATCATCCCTGATAAAAACAGTGTAACCGACGAACCGTATTTGTTGTTAAAAATTGACGAAATAGATGATGTCATGGTTTCGAACAACAAAGCTGTTTCAGATGCGTTTGCTATTCTGCTGTTGTGTTGTCCCACGACACCTGGAGGATTTATTCAGATGGATCATAGAGTTCACGAACACACTGTTAAGTACTACCGTCAGCCTAAAGCAAATTTGTCTCGGATGACTGTTACTGTGACCGATACAAACGGTGTTCCGTTTAATTTTGGAAACGACACCCCGAATCCTCCTAACAAAGGATTTCAAAACACATTTGTTTTTAAAGTAGTGTGTTTAGAAAAAAAGAGGGCAGCATTAAATTTTAGAAGCGTGTACTGATTATGAATTTCAATAAGCACTACGGATTACTATTCTGTTGATGACAAAAATGTTTTCTGTTGAGATTGGCGCCATCGACGGTAGTAATCAATAGCTATGTAAGCATAATAACAACCAAGTAGTATGTCACGATTTTCCTTGAAGAATTTGTAAAAATCATCAAATAAATATCGTTTGAATACGTCAGACAAGTAACTTATACTGATGGTAACTAAAAAGACGAAATGAATAACAAGCCAAAAGCTGTCTGGTATCAGAAGTGACATGACGTATTGATAATAACTATTATATTATTATCAAATAAAAAAGAATATCTAAAAAGCATTGTATTAGATTTACGGTTTAGATTGTACTATTTGTTTACTTTTAGTATGTAATTTTAAAAAGCGTGTACTGACACCACCTCTGGGGCCCATTTCATGAGATTCAACACTTTTACTTGCATCAGGAGATTCTACTGATTTACCGAAAACATAAAAGGAACGTTGGAAGTATTCCGAGTCTTTCGGGTTGCATGTTTTGCGGTTGGTTTCGATGACGTTTCGTAGGTTGTCTTCAATATCAATGTCACCGTGAAATAATTGTCCTTTAAAAGGCATGGTAGGGAAAGGGAGTTGTCCATATTCGTTTCGAACATTGCAGTTAGTCAGAATGTTTCCTTGTTCACCTAGACGCAAATTAGAATCACTTTCCATTTGTGGTGCTCCAGGAACAAATAATGTATCCTTGGTAGTCATACCGTAAAAGTTGTAGGCTTGTTTAGCTTCTAAAAGGTCAATATGATTGGTAGTGATAAACTTGAGTTTTTTGTCATTGTCTTGGTTCCGTTGTTGAATGGCACAAGGATCATCAATAGTCTTGTTATACTCACGAAACTGAACCTTTTGGAAATCAGAGTCATCAAAATTACTGTTATATAACACCATTATGACACAGTGGTACTTATTGTATACTATGACTCAATAAAAAAATAACTAGCAATTAAACATCATATTAAATTGAGTTACTAATAATTCTATCCAGTTTTTTTCTTCAACAATTGGTGCAGGTGTTTGATTAAACAGCGTATTAAATTGAGTTATTAATAATTCTATCCAATCTTTTTCTGCAACAATTGGTGCAGGTGTTTGATGTGATTTACATTTTGCTAGTGTAGAGGCATTTGTCGATACAGGAACCAGTGTGGTAAGAGTACTTTCATTAGAAAATTGGGTGATAAGTAACATGTATGATCCAAACAATACCAAGTACAATGTTATCAATCGTAACATAATGTTTCTTTGTTGTCTAACGTGAAAGTATGGGTTGTGAATACGACATTGGTCGTTTCCGTGTAAGCAATAGTTTTTACACAATCGATTGTTAGTTCTAACGTAATTACACAAAGCCATTGTTAGTTACGATACTGTTTCAATACCATTTCAATTTTATGTTGTCTGGAATAATCACGCAATATTATTCAATCACGACGGTGATACGTTTATCATCAATCTCATTGATTGAGACACGAGTGTTTTTTAGTTCCTCCAATTTTTCGCAAATTTTGTTATATTGTTCTGCAAGTTGAGCATCATATTGTGGGAGCAGTGGACGTGTTTCAGGGTTAGAACTGGATGAATTGGCTTTAGAAGTTAGAAAATTGGTAATAGAGTGTAAGATACCATTGCTCTGGATTTTGGTTATGTACGGCATCATTTCACTGATGGTGAGCAAAGCGCCGGAAATCAACGAGAAATAAAATGTAATATCTGACATTACGTATTTGTTCTTACTGTGTTTTTTAGTTTTAACAAATAATTTTAATAACCAACAAAATACTTTAATCAAACACAGGTTGCCATTTGTTAAACGACATATTGTAACGACAAGCTAACGTAATCCCATTGCTGTCTTGTTTTTGAAATAAACTTTTTAATTGTTTTGAATCTTTGAGACCTTTGACATATAAGATACCTTGTTGGTCTAAAGTGGTGGCGTCCTGAACTATGTAGACATCGGGAAATCCACCTTTAGTGATGAACTTGCGTGTAACGATGCTGTCATCGATTGTTTGTTTCTGGGTTCTTGTTTTGGTAAAGTTTTCTATTCGTTCGATGGAAGACAACTGTGAAGCAAACACAAAATTATTTTCCATAATACTCACCATGTTTTCTGCTTCATGAGAAAGCACAGGGTGAATGCCAATGTTTATATGGTTGTTGAGTGCTGTTAACCCAATCTTCGCGTACAAGATTTCGTTTACTAACGTGTAGCGTAAGGCGTAGTCACAATCCACAACATGGTTTTTTTCACTACTACTACTACCAGTTTCTTGATACAAGATATCAGTAATCAAGAATGTTTGTGTATTATTGCTGGATTCATTCTGATACAGATACCCTTCAAAAAGGTATTCTCTGTCAAAACGCTGATCGATTTCTAAATAAAACTCGGTAATGTAATTTTGTCTGATGGGAGTGCTTTCTTTGACAAAATCAGCAGTATAATCGTCAGGGAAAAAGTAAAGTATATTGTAGGCCTCGCGGCAATGTTCTAATCGTTGTTTATGTGTTATATACAAATAATATTTGATGTTGTTATTGGGTACAATAAAGTATTGTGCTGAACTAAAAGGATTAGCCTTGTTTGTTGACATCTTTGCTAGCACAAGTTCGTTGTACTCTTTTAACAAAGGTGCTAGTTGAGATTTTAACAAAATTGTTTCCGAATAATTGACACTTTTGTTAATAAAAGAAACCATGGTTTTGTGTTGGGTGTCGTGTGTTTTGTATTTTTTTAATACTTTTTCAATTTTTAGTTTTTAGTGTGACGTCCAAAAAGTAAAACTTTTATCGTAATAATAACTAAGTTAGCCCGTAGTAATGTCAGGCTCAGTATATTTTGAAGGAAACGCATTTATAGATGGAGGACAAATTCAGAATGCGTTGGTAACTGCTAGTAGTGTGAGTAACTGTGTTATCACTACCAGTACATTAGACATGAATCTTAAAAATATTACTAATGTCAAGGATCCTATTCAAGCACAAGATGCGGCTACCAAACATTACGTTGATGATTTGGAAATCGTATTTGCGGTAGTAAATCTATCAGGTACCTCTGGTTCTGTAGTTTCAAGTAATTTAAAAGGCAGTTACGTTATTTCCGTTAACAATTTGATATTAAATGGTCCTACGGCTGTATTTCATGCTACCAAAAACGAAGCATCGCGACAAGCACACATCTCAAGAACGGTCGCTTCACCGGGTTACGGTACCCAAATTACATTACAGCTTTCGTGGCCACCTAATTTTGGTATTACATTAGCTAAAAACGGAGGTGATTTTGATGGGAGTTACCGGGTCAAAATAATGTGAACATTTTTTTGTTTTTTCTTGTTTTTTATCTCCTCAAAGATTCTTTCATGGACTCTAATGTGTTTCTGATATGTAACAATTGTTCGTTTAACTTTGTCAATTGTTCCTTTTTTTCTGATAAATCGTTTAGTGAGCATTCCAAGTTCACCACCCGTCTTAAAATCAAATTGTCAGTCTCTTGTGATGTAGTCTTACTGTCGGCTGTTGTGGTGTCATTACATAATAAACACACAAGGTAATTAACCACCCCAATCAAACCACATACAACTACAGTTCCTATGATAGTTTCTCGTTTCATGGAATTGATTAACTCACATATTTTCTCTCTGTAGCTCATTTTTAGCTTTGATTGTGTAGTTCTATTTGTATAAAAGAACTAGACAAATACGTTTAAATTAATTCTTAGACCTCCTTTGGCTTCAGGGGAATGGGCTCTGCCAAATCAGACAGGTCGTTTGAATCATCTGATGGTTGCGCTGAATTGCCAGGTGAACTGACGTCAGTGTTGGGAGCAGGTTGTGGTGGCTCAACGGATCCTAACATAAACTGAACCACCTTGTGCAACAAAGCAGCATCATTGAGTGTGTAAGCACCGTGACGTTGTCCCTTGTGAATACCTTGAATGAGCAATTGACGTGTGTTTACGTCGTTCAATTCTGCATCAGGAACTTTATTGATCAGGAAATCTGAAGCTCTTTTTAACAGTTCAGCTTCTGCTAAGAGATAAGCCCCTTTTGACTGGGCTAGTTCAATATATTGACTCAAGATTTGTACGGAATTTTGATTATCCAAAGTAATAACTGTTGGTTCAGGTCGATTTTCTGAAGCGTTTTGAAGAGGTTGACTGGCCATCATGTTATTTGTATTTGATATTTGGTTACAAAAAAAATAGTGTTTTTGAACACACTGCTTGTGTTAAAAAGCATTTCTTTAAGTTACTTTTCCGCGGTTTATTTATTTAATAATGGTAATTAACAATACACAAACGATGACGCTAGTAGGTGATTTGACCAGCGAAACATTGAAATACGTATACAGAGAATTCAATCGACCCAACAATCGAAAGCGTTTAAGATTTATGATTGATATAATTACGAACATGGCTATAGGGAAAATACAACCTTATATGTACGCGATTATGGCGATTTTGATTATAATGTTTTTGCTGAACTGTTTTCAATTCTATTATTACCTTAAATTCATAATGCTTTTACCTAAAAACACATTGGCGTTAGATTCCCTTTCAATACCAGCTAACCCGTAATTACATACTACACAACACCACACAACACTACACATAGGCGTTAAGATTATATGTTTGTTCCCATTCTTGGAATACTTGTTTTCGCCTTTCTATGCTTTGTGCCAGTTGATTGTCATATTGTTCTAAGAAATTGTCGTTTTTGCACAATTCCACAGCTCGTTGTAGAAATGCGCATTGTTTATTTAGCAAATCTGTGTTCATGTGTTTGATGTCATCCACAAAATGGTTGGGAATACTTTTAAACAAACGAAAAGATATGTACTTACTTTTTAGTTTCCCTATAGTTGCGGACAACTGTCCCAAGTTGGAAAACAACACCGTCTTAAGTTCGTCAGATAAACAAAAGTTTTTACAGATAACATACTTTTCTGAATTTGTAGGTCGGCTTGTTTTTGGTTTGTAAATATACACTTCATTGTAAGCAAGGTGCAACAAGTAAAGCAAGTGAATAGATGTTTCAGTGAAAATATCAAAAACCTTGAGCGCAAAATGACCGCCATGCTTTTGCAATTGAAGTGCTGTGTAAATTTCACTGAGAATTAAAGCATAATGAAGTTGTTCTTTGTTATTGAACTCGGTTCCTTCGTCGAACCCCCCATCTGCTGTAATCAAATAAAATGGACGTTCAGCTAAATGTCCAATGTGATGAATGTTGTCCCAATTGTTGACATCCCCCGTATCATCTTTCCCATAAGTAATACACACGTGTTTGTTGATTATGTTTTTGTTATAGCTGGGCAAGTTGTAGGTTTTGTATTGTGGCAAGTCCTTGTTTAATGAAATTGTAAAAATACGGTAATCGAGTTTGGGCTTTCTTTTTTTGCTCCGTTTGTGAATAGTTACAAATCCATCTTCATCAGTTGTCTGATTTGGTTGTGGTGGTGCCGGTGGTTCTTCTGGTAATCTGTCAATTTGCAAATAGATATTGGTTCCTTGAATGAACCCACCAGGTGCTTCAGCACAATGTAATACGAGGTCTCGATTTTTTTCTTCGTATTCTTCAAAAAGTTCAAATTCGTTGACAATTTCCCAATACTTGTAAAATGCTCGATTAATAATAGGATCTTTAACTAGGAAGTCGTACTCGTTTATGTACCATCGCACTTTTTTCCAAACATCACTGTCAATATTGTCAATAACATCTCTGTAGTCATTTAGACTACAATTGTAGCCGTATTCAATTTTTGGTTTTTCTGGAACTTCGGTTTTAGTGACTGTAACATCCAAATCAGACTGTACATTCGAATATCTTTTGATATGATAACTCGACATTTGTAGCTTTTTTAGTTGCTTACTTTTTTCTACTAATATTAAAGTGTTTAAATTGTATTCAGTTTTTTAATAAAATAAGGTACAGATACAGGTAAGTGCTTAGGGTATTGTACGGGTATTCAATCAAACATTTCACAATGTCTAATGAGTCTTTGAAGTAGTTCATCTTTTTTACCGGACACTTTCAGTCCAAGCTTATTTAAATAATCCTTGAGTATTTTGACTGTAATTTTTGAAACATCAGTGTTTTGAATATGTTTTAATATTGTTTTGTTCTCTAACATACATTCCGATTGGTGTGGGGTACTGTCATTTTTAATATCCGAGTAGTTATCTACGGTGATGTTGGTGGTTTCTAATTGTGGTTGAGGCGGTGATTGTGGTTGTAGTTCAGCAGGTTCAAACAACAAGCGGTTGCGGAACAAAACGATGTACCAGTTATCGTACTGGATTGATTCGCTTTCGCCATTGGGTGTTTTTCTTTCAATAGCATGTTGATGATAAGTAAAATGAATGGGATTGACATGTATTTCTTGAGGTACGTAGTCATTTGAGCCTAATTTATTCGTGTCTATAAACTGAGGGGCAATTTGGGTTATATTGTATTCGGAGAAGGTATCAAGTATGTCGTCAAAGGTTATTATTGTTCGTTGAGGACACACGTTTTTATAATACTTGTAGTCGATACAATTCAGAATGTCGATTATGTCATAATTACTAGACACTTTGTATACGCTCAGGTGCTTTTGGTGAAGGTCAATGGTTGAAAAGTTAAAGCATTGTGAAAGGTTCGCAATAGTTTTCCTCTTAACCTTTTGTTTGGGTGAAACCAGGGTCACCGGTTTTGGGGAGTCTCTCTTTTTGAACACAGCGTAACGGTTCATGAACGAAATATCACGTTCATATTCTGTTAGGTTGAAATTAAGTGAGGAGTTGTCATTGAAGTGGGAGAACAATTGGCTTTCAACGACATCATATCCATGTGTTTTCATAAAATCAACTAAAGCGGTATAATCAATAATGTACTCATCTGAACCTTCGCCTAGAATATTATTGCCATTCAACACGATTCTGAGTTTATTTCCAAACTGGCTGATGCAATTAGCCTCATTGTAACGTTTAAGATAGTACACAATTTCACGTTCGTGTTCACGTGAACATGTCAAGTTTGTATTTGTGGTTGTTGTGTTCGTATGTGAGTCGTGGTTATTCTGAAACAACTGATCTAGTTGTGTATTATCCATGAAAGTCACAATAAAGTGACCACCAGGACGTAAACAAGCGTCTAAAATAGATTTGATATTCATAAAGCTAGATTGTGATTGTAAAAAATAATGGAGTCCAAAATGACAACAAATATTGTCAAAACCTTGGGGATCGTTGGTTTGAATAATTTGTGGGGCCGTTGGCTGACATAAATCCAATTGGTAGAAACTGGATTTTAAACCATTGGATTTGGAAGTTTCTAAGCGCCGTTGGCATTCCTGAATGTTGCGTTCGGAAATGTCATAACCTACAACGTTACTAATTCTGTTATAAGTCCATTTATGCATGTCACCTCCACGACCCGAACATAGCTCTAATAAATATTCGCAATTATGAGTGTATTTATTATACAAATACTCTTTTACTTTGTTATGAAATCGTCTCATACGTTCAAAAAAAAAATCATCCTTAGCATTGGTAAAAACAGTTGGTTTGATCAGTGTGTCACGTTCCACCGGGTTATGAATATTATTCCAAATACTACATGCCACCGCACTGAAATTACCATGTTTCTTGGGATTCGTGGTCTTGTCCCAACGTGTGCGCAATGGTACAAAACAAGAAATGTCGTTGTCCCATCGATATTCGATCACAGTATTACTCTTGAATCGTTCACCAGTCGAAGGATCAATAGCGTCTTTGGGAAATGTTGTTTGGAATGTTAAAGCCACCGTATTAGGATTAGGACACAACTTTTGAACATCAAACAGTACTTTTTTTGTAGTTGTATTTGAACGTACGTCGGTTGTATTTGAAGGTACGTCATTAGAGGAGTGTTGGACATACAGTTTCCATGTGTTTGAATCGTCTGTTATGTCTTTAACCGAATAAAAGTCGATTGTATTTTGATCTGCGGGTTTCCATTTCAGCAGATTGCTCCATTTCTTAACTGTTGGATACGGTTCGTCGATTGGTGTGAAAATAAGACCGTCGTTCTTGTAAGGCTTGGAGTGGATCGTGTCCAGAATTTTTTCGGATCCCAAAAATACATTTTTAAAGATAAAATGTTTGGACTGAATCACGTAGAAGCTGTCCTTTGTGTCAATAGAACTTAAAATGTCAGTCAAACGGTTTAACCGTGTATTCAGCAAGTAATTGGTGTCACCACGAATGTCTTTACCACTGTAAGCCAACACGTCAAAACCCAAAAAGTGAATCTTGTTATCGATTGGTACTAGTTCTCCATCGAGCAATGTCGAATAGTAATTAAGAGATACCAAGTTTGTTTTGTACACACGGGTCATGTTATTATCAATTAAATAAACCTGCCTCGAGTTTTTGTTTGTGATGAACAACATCATCCTCTCACCATCAGCTTTGTCCGTGACGGAGTAACGTTGGTTGTACAGACGAGGCAAGTCAGATTTTTGAAGAGTTTCGGGTTGCGCACCTACAAAATAAGGTGTCTTCATCAACTCACGGTACTCTGCTAAAACCCCACGGCGTTCATTGTTGGAAATAACGTAAAAGTTTTCTTGGCGGGTCTGAAGAATGACCGTCAAGAATTGAATAATGGAAGGCAAGTCACCAGAAAGCAATTCCAATTCCACCTCGTACTTCGTACCTCGTACTACCGAAGGAAAAGTTTCCCCAGGAAATGTTTCCGTGACTTCAGTTAAATCAAGCTTTCCGACAGGTAATTGGAATGAAATCCTGTTTTTGTCACGAATTACATTCCATGCATTTTCATCAAAGTCACGTAAGGATTCCCTTTGGATCACGGTTTCACGTGCCAATGACACACGAAAGTCGTAATCGTAAAAGTTGTAAGGTTTTTTCAAAGAATTTTTCAACAAAAACTTCTCATCACCCGAATCAACGTCAATCACCCTTTTAATATTGCCTCGACCAGCATTGTTAGGATAAACATATTCTTTGGTGTGGACTACGTTTTGTGGGTAAGCCTGATTAGAAAAAACCCTTTTCAGACGATAAAAGAAATCAGCCTCGGTGCTACTAACAAAATTGCTTTGTTTAGTGTCACGGTTATATACAAAACTTCCGAAACGCAACTCCAGTTCAACGTTGCGGTTGCCTTGAAGGTTTGCATGAAAGTCGATCAAAACACGTTGATTCTCAGCGCTCAAAGTAAAGTAAGCCTTTTGATTGTTAGTTGTCATGGTTGATTGTTATTGAACTATTTGTTTAAATGTAACAAATAATTTAATATTCACTTAATTTTCAGTTTTTCTTTGTTTAAATAATCTCCCACTGCACAGCTCCTTGATAAAAGTCGTCTCCGGCCACGGATTGTAAGAAATCTAGTCCCGGTCGGCCGTAAGATCAATAACATCGTCGTAACTGCACTTACCGCCAATGGATTGTCCCGTCACCGGGTCTGTGAATGGATTACCAGTAGGATTACAAGTGTCTATAATAGTGCCGGTGAAGGTTTTTCCATTTATTGTAATTCGCATTTGTTTACCACACCAAGGAATCTGACTAGGTTCAGCATTTGCAAATTTGTTTGTCCAATCTGCGGTTGTAAAACCCAACAACAATGGATTAACAGCTAAACCATTAATAATCCCACCTAGATTGGAGCCAAAACATTGCGTCGTGCCGTCTGTAAAATATGTCAGTGTGCCTCGGTTTCCTGAATTTATAGGAATATCATTGGCACTGGGCGGTGAAGGTGGTGGAGTTGGTTGAAGGGTAACTGTATTGGTCACTATTTTCGTGACTGTTTGTTGTCGACATTTGTGGTGGCACCCATTACAATGTCCGTTTACTCCTGATCCAAATGCAATTAATGTACAAAAAATCGCGTATAGCTTCATTTTCTTTTGTAATTGTCAGAAACATTATCTTTAAATTCTAACGTAAATTTGCGTTCAAACAGCCATCGGTGCGCGGATTGGGGGATGAGGAAAATAACCAATAATGTCAAAGTCGTCAATTTGAATCTCATGCCAATCTTTGTATTTGACATCTGGATTCACATACAATTTGGGCAAGGGACGGGGAACCCGGGACAACTGAGTTTCCATTTGCTTGAGGTGATTCTTATAAATATGAACATCACCACCCGTGTAAATTAATCGTCCTGGTTTCATTCCCAACTTTACCGCTAATATGTAAGTCATAACAGTGTAACTAAACACATTAAAAGGATGCCCTAACAATAAGTCGTTTGAACGCATCGTGAAATGACAATCCAAATAACGTTCTTCTCCACGGTCTTCCACATAAAATTGGACTGAATAATGACATGGTAATAAGGATGTTTTTTCAAAATCAGGCGGATTCCAATAACTCATTAGAATACGTCTGCTGTACGGATCATCATGTAGCGTCCGCAAAACGTAATTTAATTGATCTACTCCGCCCACAGCACTGTATTCAATCTTGGAAGTATCTGCAAACGCTTGACTATATTTACCACCAAAAAATCGCCATTGCCATCCATAACCTGCACCCAACACACCCTCGTCATAATGCGTTAACCCACGTGCGTCCAAAAATTCTCTGGATGTATTTCCGTCCCAGATCCTAACACCTTTCCTTTGTAGTATTTTTGCATCCGTGTCACCCCTCATAAACCATAGCAGTTCCTCAATTACATGCTTCCATGGCACCCTTTTTGTCGTTAGCAGCGGAACTGTATCCGAAATATCAAACTTCAGTTGGTATCCGAACGAACTAATCGTACCCACTCCCGTTCTATCCGTACGTTCTTTACCTTCTTGTAAAATTAAACTACACAAGTCCAAATACCCCTTTTCATCACTACAGTGGCTCACTTGATTTTGAGGTGAATAAGGTTTAGTGAAAGCGTACCGCAAAAAACGATACGATTGTTTGGTGCCAGCATCATACTTTTTATCAGAGTGACCAATCAGTTTGTATGACCAATCTAGCGCATCCATAAAAGTATCTGGTTCGCGACCGGCTTCAGGTTTGTAATCTATGATTTCAGTTAAATAGACCTTCTGTGGTTTTAGATCAGCAGACTGTAGAAATTTTCGGTAAATTTCTCCACCTCCGATGACCCACACATTGGCATTGGTACGTGCGTAAAAGTTTTCAAATTGACTAAACGTCATGAAATAAGTGTTTTTCCCCTTTGTATTGAAATTGTATGGTAGCAACGGGAACCAATCCAGTGCTGCAGGATAAGGACTGAGTCGATGCATATTTGAATCGTTTGTAAGCACAATGTTGATTCTGTCTGGTAAAGGACGCTTGTTCCTGGAAATAGAAAACCAAGTTTTTCGTCCCATCACTACCACATTCTTTAATACTTTAGAATCTGGTGAAAAACTTTCTGTCGTGATCGATTTTAAAAAATTCATGTCTTCATGGATTTGATAAAGCAACCCGTTATTACGCCCTATTGCAAGTTGGTTTTGATAAGTGGCCACACAAGCAATCAAATTAATTGGCATTCTGATTGTATTTTATTAATGGCCTTTTCTGAATGACTAGTTTTGCCAGTTTTAAATTAAGTTTTTTTTTGATTGTATACATATTTTTATTTTTGCAACGGGTCACTACCAGCAATTGTCAAATACTGGTTTAGTAACACCAGATTGGCATCCGAAAAATAACCAGCAACTGATTGTAACAAGAATGATTCAATTTTCACACTTCTAGCTATCCCACTACAGATGCTATTCATGTACGCATTCATATTAATAGTTTCACCCAATAAATGTTCTATAACATACTTAAAACTCTTCACACGTCCATGTTCTATCATCTGACCAACCATTCGCGGGTTGACCATGATTTTAGTGGGTGTAGAGTACGTAGACATATGTTGTGTAAATAACATTAACCCTTGTAAATTGTCGTGTTCTAAACACTTGTTAATCAACTGTTGATATTGTATTTGATAACGGCGGTACTTTACCACCCGTTTTAAAATCCATTCGATAGTTTTGTTATATAAACCTTTGATCAGCACAAACAGTACTTGATTAAAATTAAATTGATGCTGTCTTGATAAACTCGGAAAACATGACTTGGCTAAAAACTGGTCTATCAGCAACTCCACTTTTGATAAATCGGAAATAAAGTTGGAGCCTTGATTAGTAAGTAATTGACTTATTACATTGATTGTGATGTCCGGTGCGATGTTGATATTCTGTAAAGTCATCTTGGTAACAGTCAAGTCACCATGAAGTAGAATGTAAACCAAATCAGCGGGTGTAATCAGAAATCTCAACGGTTTTAGTAATGTATTGGTTGTCTTTCGTGCCATCCTAATGGTTTTATTGGTGTCGTACTTTCCTACATAAACCGTCTCAATCAACCTTTCGAATAAGATGTCACACAAATTCTTGCGTTCCACCATAAAACAAAGGTAATCCGCAATCGGAGCTTCCGGATGACTAACAAAATAATGTTTCAATTGACGTAGACTGGTGTATACCAAACTTCTATCTGTTTGCTCAAAATACGGTTTGATAGGTAATCTTAGCTCCTCAATCAAAGCACGGATTAACCATTTGTGTACATAATAAGAGTTTTCCTGTGATACTGCGAACATGGATCGGTAAGTTGTCAATAACGTTTCAATGTCGTTAGAGTCCAAAAAACAAACTATCGTTTCTAGTATGTCAAATGTCGACAAAACTTGTAATGCTGTTGTTTGATTCATTCTAAATTACTACGATAAATTACCATAATAAAATTACTACGATAAAAATACCACGTGTTTAATATTCATTTTTTAATTACTAATATCGTAGTAATTAGCACATGGATCCATCTACAAGTGACGTGGAAGTAACTACCAGCGACATGGAAGTAATGGGTAATACGGAAGTAACACATCGTTGTGTTTTGGGTATTGATTTTGGTACCACCAACAGTTGTATTTCTTATTACAATCATAGCAAAGGTGTTGTTGACGTTATTGTCAATCCTCAAGGTAATTTTGTCTCTCCTTCATGTGTGTGCTTTTGTAACGACCAAGAAATATTGTATGGTGAGCCAGCTTATCAGTTACTCGCTGGATATTCAACAACAAGCATTCATAATTTTAAAAGACTCTTGGGTGTCGATTGGGCACATTACAGTTCCAATACACAATTGTGCACTTTTTTTAAAAACAAAGGCATCGACATCCAGTCACACGAAAACACCCTTGTGGTAAAGGTTGATAGCATTGCTGATACAAAGATACAAATTGATCGAGTCATTCGCTTGTATTTAGCATGGTTATTACACCTAGCACGGAACAACACCGGTATCAATTTTACTCAAGTTGTAGCAACCGTCCCTGCCTATTTTAATGAACAACAACGGACCACGCTCAAAACAATATTGTCTGAACTAAATGTGAACGTGTTAAGAATAATTAACGAACCCACCGCAGCTGCTTTGGCTTACGGTGTGAATGGACTGGGGGATGGGACACCACAAGAAACCGTGATGGTCATTGACTGTGGGGGTGGTACAACTGATGTGTCTATTGTTTTACTTGATTACGAATCCAATGTGTATGAAGTTAAATCGGTTTTAGGTGACAATTATCTCGGAGGTGAAGATCTGACTTGGGGACTGGTTGATTATGTGTACCAAAAGCATGTTTTCAATGGTGCTCAACCGCGTACAGTCTTGACTTCCAAACAACGCAATAAACTGAGAAAAGAATGCGAACGAGTTAAATGCGCTCTCAGTTATTCTTGTTCGGATAAGTTATTTATTGAGAATTTTACAGCAGATGCACACCTTTCTGCTACCATTACACGCAATCAGTTCTATCAATGTAATGCTGAATGGTTTAAAAGGTTACATGATTACGTTCAAGAAATTACCTTTGGATACACGGAAAGTATTGATAAAATAGTATTTGTAGGTGGCACAACAAGAATACCTCGAGTAATCGAAATTTGTAGGCAGGTTTTAGGACCAAACATTACGATTTGTAACAACATTGACCCTGACCAAACGGTTAGTATCGGTGCTGCCATTCAAGGGTATTTGTTGAATAACAACACCAAAAGTCAAGACGACAGTGTAATTCTTCTAGATGTTCTCAATATAACTTTAGGTGTGGAAACTGCATGTGGGTTCATGACACCGATTGTCTCCAAAAATACGCATTTACCCGCAACTAAAACCCAAGTGTTTACTAATACTGATGACGAAACCGATTCGATTACGGTTAATATATATCAAGGTGAACGCAGATTTGTTCAAGATAATTATTTCCTGGGCAGCTTCACATTACATCAATTAGACTCTACCTTGAAAAGTGGGGAAATGAAAATCCGAATAACTTTTAACGTAGACGTTAATGGTATTATCAATGTGACTGCTACTGACGCAAAAACAGGACAAACTCAAAGTATTGCTATTAACAAAAATAGACCTGACAAAAATAGAAGTACTGACACTCTCGACACAGTTTTTGCTGACAATCATCTTGCCAATCAATTGTTGGCTAAAATGGAATTGCAAAATACGTTACAAACACTAGAACAATTATTCCATGGCTCTAAATCACAGCTTTCACAAAACCATTTAGAAAACGTCAATGTATTTTTTGAACGGATCAAAACAATCATCCAAGATTGTGAAAACTACACCGCAAGCCAATTACAGCAGACAAGACTACAGTTTGAACATGAATTTCATCGATTACTGATGGACACTAAATAAATCGGTCTGGGCTTCGTATGGAAATTGAGATCGAAATTGTAATTAATTTTTTTATGCGTAATAAATAAGCTATACGATGAACAGCAGTTACCAAATCATTCGTACTTTGGGACGAGGAGCGTTTGGAACTACGTACCTAGTAGAAAAAAATGGTGACGAAACCAATAGAAAATATGTATTAAAAAGTATTCCTATAAATAATTACAACATTGCCGATATGTTTGCGGAAATCAATGTACTCAAAAAAATTGCCAAATACGAGTGTAACCCGCGATTACTGTGTTATCGTGATCATTTTGTGAATCCTAATGACAAAACTATGAATATTATCACTGACGCTTTTGATGATGCAATCACTCTTGGTCAGTTTATTCGTCAGTTGCAAAAAGAAAAACGTTATTTGTCTACGTCAGAATTATTACAAATCATCAACAGTTTGTTAACAGGACTTGCCTATTTACACAAAATCGGTATCGCTCATGGTGATATCAAACCGGGTAATATATTAATAAACCCACAATTAGAAACACAAATCATCGATTTTGGTTTGTCTTGTTCCAACCATTGTAAACCTTCTGGCACTGTTTTATTTGCTTCGCCTGAAATTTTGCGAAACATGGGTTCCCAAAGAGAAATTGGTCTTGAAACTCTACAGATAGCTGATGTTTTTAGCATGGGACTCGTTATTTTTTTACTAGCAAATCTAGAATTCCCTTTCTCCCTTTATGGTAATAATCCCTACGGCTACGACTACAAAAGCAGTACACGAAATGACTCAGATACCAATTCTCATACCAATTCTAATATCAATTCCGCTCCCGTACAAGAAGCAATACAACAAAACGTCCCCGACTTGTTCAAAATCAATAACAACAACCAAATTTTGTTGATACACAGCTTGGACCGTTTCTATAATACTTTGGGCGAAGCTATGTTTAGTTTTTATCATAACAACGAAACACCAGTTGATGAAAAAATCAACTCGTTGATTGAATCTATGTTGATAATCCCAACCAATACCAAACAATCCCGCCCTAGTTCCAGGCGACTACTTTCCAATTTAAGGAAAATAATTGACTTGTATAATGATACCACGGAAAGAAAAAAAATTGTGCTTACACCATTGACCCCAAGTATGTTACAAACAAGTCCAGTAAAAAGCCCTATAAAGTTACTGTGAGTATTATGAGTATTATTATTGTGAGTAATATTATTGTGTCTCGATTGAATTTGTGTAGTTTTTTTATTGTTGTGTAGTAATAATAAAAAGGTATATTGCCAAAACGTAATGTCTTCAGATACTATCAAACTACGTTGTTTAGACAACAACGGTAACAATATCTTTGTAGTAGACACTTTACAAGGTGTTTTTGGAACAAATACCCAATCTTCTACCAATACCACCACGGGAGGGCTTGTAATTTACGGTGGGCTCAGTATTGCCAACACATCCAATGCCATCGATGTTAGTCAAGGTGGTGGATTAACTGTCGCTGGTGGCAGTGCTTTTGGAAAGGATGTTTACATTTCCGGAAATTTAGTTTGCAACAGCATTGGAAACTCTTCGGCCGTCGCCGCCTTTAGTAATGTATCACTTTTGACTACCACCGAGTCCCTTAATTCGAGCACCGGAGCTTTAGTTAGTACAGGTGGTATCTCTATACGCGTTTCCACTAATGCAAGTAGTGTCACCAACGGTGGTGCCTTGACGGTAGCGGGTGGTGCCAGCATCAGTTCAGATGTTTACATTGGAGGTAATTTGACAGTATTAGGGACACAAACCTCAGTAGTGTCACAAACGTTGAATTTAGGCGACAATTTAATAGTGATCAATTCTGGACCAAGTGCTTCACGTGACGGGGGGATTCTGATCAATCGTTTTCAAATAGATAACAATGCAGGCAGCGGGGATGTAGTAGGGGACACCCCAAGTATGAACACAGCCGTATCTAGTGCCTCCGGTACTACTGTAGTTTTTTCAAGCGATGCCAGTGCAGTGGACGGCGCATACACAAATTGGTACCTTAAAATTACCTCCGGATTAGGTGTCAATCAGGTTCGCAAGATTACCGCTTATACTGGTAGTACTCGCACTGCTAGTATGAGTTCTGCTTGGAACTCTCAGCCACAAGCAGGTGATACAGTGTCGCTGTACAGTCGTGTTTACGCTGGTCAATTTTATCAAGAAGCATCTGATAGTTTTGTGTTTGGATTTTCAAGTAATGATCCTGGTACCAGTGGTGTCACACTTTCCGATTATGCTTCTTTGGAGGTGGCTGGAATAAGTGTATTTTCAACTGCTAATGCTACTGGTGTAGGGACCGGTGGCAGTTTGACGATACGAGGTGGCACCGCGATCAGTGGAAGGTGTTTTGTAGGTGGGGGAATCAGCAGCACCAGTGCTTCAAATACCATCGGAAATGTATTTTTTGTTACGACCGGAAATGTAGGTATTGGAACCACCGGCCCAAGTAATATGCTTCATTTGAATGGCCCTAGTACATCCACAACCGCTGGACCTCATATTTGGGTAACTAATGCTGAAAGTGTTTTGCCTATATTTCATCAACTTAACTTTGGTAGTAATAACATCGCCTTGACATTTGATGGCTACTATGACGGGTCATGGAGGACATCAAGTACTGCTTCGTCGTATCAAATATACAAGGTTAGTAACCAATTACGATTGATGAACGCTAATGCCAGTGCCGGTGCTACAACTACTTACAATACAGCACTTACGGTTGGCACTTCTGGTAATATCGGTATTGGAAATACTTCGGCTAACATCAATTTAGATGTCAGTGGAAGTTTAGGATGTAAAATAGATGCTACAAATTGGAATCATATTTATTTAATTCACAGTGGAAATTCTGGAATTTTAAGATGCGGGGGTGCTGATAGTGGCTTTGGCATTGAAGTCAATGCAGCTGCTTCAGGTAGTTATGGTAGTAATCCTTACAACCGAGTGATGACACTTATGAGTACAGGTAACATAGGTATTGGAACAACTTTGCCTGGTGCTACTTTAGACGTAACAGGAACCGGTAGATTTACTACTAGTATCACTACTGCCAATGTTTACGCTACTAATGTCACTGCAATTAATATTATGGCTACCAATGTGACAGCAACTTCTCTTTTATCTACAAACAGTATAGTCACAAATCAAGTGATAACTAATGGTTTAATATCGACGAATGCTAATACCATCGGTAGTTTGTTCACCAGTGGTGATAACGTGGGTATTGGTGTTGTATCTCCCGCTTACAAATTGGATGTCAATGGCACTACCAATATTCGTGGAGATCTCCTGGTAACAGGATCAGTATCTGGGTCGGGTTCGAGTAGCACAACCAATGCGTATTTGACGGTTACCGCTACCGATGAAGCTGTCAATTCCACTACCGGTAGCATAGTGACCTATGGTGGCATTACCATTAAAGCAACCAGTGCGGCGGTAAACACTAGCAACGGTGGTGCCTTATTGACCGTAGGTGGTGCTGCAATAGGAAAGAATTTAATTGTGGGAAGCGGAGTAATATCTACTGCCGCGTCAAATACAATTGGAGCGTTAGTTACCACAACGGGAGGGAACGTGGGTATTGGTAATACAAATCCTACCTATAAACTCGATGTTAACGGAGTTATACGCAGCGGTAACTCTGCAGGTAACGTTACGGCATACACAAACTTGCTGATAACTCCTTTATCAGGTCAAACACAAACAGAAATAGTTTTCAATCCCAGTCCTGGTCCTTTCAAGAATTTTATGTACAGTGCGAGCCCTACCGGATTATCACTGGGTGGTAATGGTGCCATTCAATTGCAAACTGGGGAAAGTGGGGGTTTGTGGAGCACTGTTATGACCGTTACTACTTCTGGAAGTGTAGGCATTGGCACAACAAGTCCTACATCAGTTTTAGATGTTAATGGAAGTATCGTTGCTCGTTCCAACGTTGACGCACAAGCATTAGCGTCCGGAGCACGGGCTTGGTACAGCACAGATAACGGAGTGGACTGTGGATGGTCTTTTGGATTAGACAATGACAACGCTTTTCGTATCAAAGGTGGAGCAACGGGTGGTAACGGTTTTGCTTCGGCTACATCTAGGATTACCGTAGTGTCAACTGGAAATGTGGGGGTTGGTACTACTACTCCTACCCACCAACTTCATATTGCAGGAACACAGTTGATCGCTAGTACTCAGGGAGTTGGGAGCGGTAATCCAACTACGGTATCTGGAGGTGCCCTTAATGTTAGTGGTGACATAGTCATTTCTGGGACCCGAGGTGTATATTTTACTGGTACTGGTATCGCTACGCCTAGTTTTAACACCAGAAGTGTAGGGACGAAAGTGGTGTTATATCCTAATATTTCTACTACTACCGTGGACTACGCCCATGGCATTGAATCAAATAACATGTGGTTTTCTGTTCCTAGTTTTGCGTCAGAAGGATTCCGGTGGTATCAAGGAACAGTTAATGCGATGTCTTTACAAACTGGAGGCAGTTTATTATTGAATGGAACCGCAAACGCCTCAAGTACTACTGCTGGTGGAATTCTAACAGTAGCTGGTGGTGGTGCTATTGCCAAAGACCTATACGTCGGTGGAACACTGTACGTTAATGGTCAAAATACAAGTTCAATTGCTGGCAATACAAACATTGGTAGTAATACAGTTACTGGTGTATATAACGTGAATGGCATAGCTATTGGAAGAACAATGAGTAATACTAATTATAAAATTATTGGAACTTTATCTACCACGACGACTGTAGGCAATGTGTATAGTGTTAGTTTCTGCAACTTGACGACTACTACATTTGATGCTTGTATTTATCGTATTGATGCTTTGGGTTCGGGGTGGACGGACGCAGGACTGAGATTGTCTTGGCAGATTATTCCTTAAAATATAGAATCGATTGATCAAATCAATAATCCTTAAATTAACAGAAAACATTTTCTTGATATTGTAATAATAATACAACACAATGTCAAGAAGGGTTAATGCACAACTTCAGAATTTGGAAAGTAATAGTGTTAATAGTCAGCTTCAAAACCAAATTACAAGCAATTACAACGAATTTAAAACACACAATCACGACAATCGTTATCAACCAATCGGAAATTACGTAGTTGCAAGTGACCTTCAAAAATACCAACCAGCTGGTAATTACGCCTTGATCTCTGACCTTCAAAAATACCAACCAGCCGGTAATTACGCCTTGATCTCTGACCTTCAAAAATACCAACCAGCCGGTAATTACGCCTTGATCTCTGACCTTCAAAAATACCAACCAGTCGGTAATTACGCGCTTGCAACTGATCTTCAAAGATACCAACCAGTCGGAAATTACGCCTTGACCTCTGATCTTCAAAATTACCAACCAGTCGGTAATTACGCACTTGCAACTGATCTTCAAAAATTTCCTCAGCCAGCTAATGTTGCAACTAAAGGTGACCTAGCTGCTTTTGCTACTAAAACCCAATTAGCAGCTATCAGTTTGACCCCTGGCCCGGCTGGTGAACGTGGTCCTGCTGGTGAACGTGGTCCTGCTGGTGCGATTGGTCCTTCTGGGGCGATTGGTCCTGCTGGTCCCAAAGGAGATCGTGGTGAAATCGGTCCTGCTGGTGCGATTGGTCCTGCTGGTGCGATTGGTCCTTC